TTTGTTCTTTCCAGACAGCATCCCTACCAGGAACTTCTGACCAGTGAACATCAGTTGGAACATATTCGTTTCTCTTTTTCTCTGCATCAATCCACAACCTGTAGAAGTGGTTCATCCCGTGAGGGGTAGAAACAATAATTACTTTCGTTGATTTACCTGAAGTGATAGTAGGATATACAGAGGCAAAGAATGCGTCAGCAACGTGATTAGGAACAAAGGCGAACTCGTCCAGAAAAAGAATGTTGAAAGACATTCCTCGGACAGCTGAAGCAGAAGTTGATGCTGCGAGTATTTTCGATCCGTTTTCCAGTTCGATGTTTCCTTTATTCCAGACCAGAATGCCTTGTTGCATCCACTTAGGTAAGTTCTCATATGCAGTAGATAACCTTGCTAATAGTTCCCTAGCAGTTGTAGCTTTGTTAGCCAGAATACCGATGTTAACACTATCATTGAAGATAGCATAGTGAAGTAGATACGACACACAGGTGGTAGACTTACCAGTCTGTCGAGGCATCTTACAGATATTAAATCTGTTATTATGAAAATTATTGATTAACTTTTCTTGAAAGTCATAAGTCCTAAAAGGTTGAAGACCATGATCAAGAGTCACGATCTTCACATAGTTTTGCGCAAAGTATACCGGATCATCTTTACATTTGATATACTCTTCAATTTGTTCTTGGGTAAACTCAATAGGTGTGTTAGCCTTTTTGAGAAGGGGATTACCCAAATATACATCATTTGACATAAATTACTCAGCAATTCCAACGACGACGTGCAGCTTTACCTCTTTCACCTGTCCAACTACGACTACGAGCACAGAAACTCTTACGACGTTTAGCTGCCTTTGAACCAGGCTTTAGTTTGGAGGGAGGAGTAGTAACAGCTGTTTTCAGGTTACCACCAGTACGTCTGTTGTACTTAGCAACTCCCTGTGCAGTCATACCTGCACCTTTGTCGGTAGGGCGTTTGTCACCAGATTTCTGAGACATACCCTTCATGTCTTCTTGCATTGCCTGTCTCCAGTTGGAGTGTTCAGAATGAAGAGCCTTGTTCTGTTTGAGACGAGAAGCTCTGTGTTTATTTCTCATCTGAGTTCTCTTTCTATTCTCATCAGACTGCATTCTGGCTTCAACTTCTTTGTTGACATCCTCAGTGATACCTGAGTCAGAAGCTGCAGTGTCTCTAACGGCGTCACTTACGTTTTCAACACTGTACTTGTCGAACATTGAAGGTCCATATGCACACTTGTCACGAGTCTCTTTCTTCTCACAGAGACGACAATACTTCTCTTCTCCTTTCTCCTCATGAATAGTCTCTTCGTTAGTACCAACGTTGATATATGGATCATCATAATCAACAACAGAGTGAGAATAAGATCTTAGTTGTGATCCAGGATACATTTTATTCAGTGCAGATGCAACCTTTTGTCTGTTAGGAACAGCAGCATTGGGGAAGAATAACTTCACCATCATCATCTTACCTCTCCAACCAAAGATAACCTGATACAAGTTACCTGCCTGCATCTTGGTTCTCTCTACCTCATGAAGTTGACCACCTTTGATGGGTTCTGGTTTGATCAGATCAGTTGTCTCAATTTCAGTTGGTTTATAATTATCTTTCCACTCAGTTGTATCATAACGAGGACCATCCATCATGGCTTCAGATACACCAGCTTTTCTAAGTCTCTTTGCTTGACTCTTGTGCATTTCGACAGCCTTATCAAGTTCCTTAGCAATTCCTTTTACACTCTCAGGATTCTTGTGACTCTCCTTGACTTGTTTAGCAGACTTTTTTATATACTTTTCTTTAGTAAACTTTTCTGTTTTACCATCGTAAGTGGCAGTGACAGGTGCAGAACCTTTCACATACATTTCACCAGGAGCAGAATACTTTCCTTCATCCATTTTTTCAACTTCAGTCTCTTCTTTCTTGACACAGTTTGGATATCTCTTTCCAAACATGGTCTTCATGCCTTTCTTCTCATAACCAGCCCAACACTTCTCATCAATTACTTCAACGTCATAACCAGCATACTTTAAAGCA